AGCCGTTTCCAGATTGTCGATGCCTCGTAGTTGTAGTTGCGCGTCTGGGCAATGCACTGGATCGACTCGCGCCGGTTGGTGAATCCATCCTGAATCGACAGAGTGTGTGCCGCACGCACACCGGCATTCGGACCCTCCAGAGCCAAGACCAGACTGAAGTAGCCGGTCACGTTCAAGAGGCTGGCGAGAGTCGGGTTCGTAGCGAGGTTGATCCCGCCCGTCTGCCATTCCGTAAGCACGCTGCCGAGCTGGATCTGAGGCTTTGCCATTGCCAGTACGATGTCAATTCCGGGCACGCCTGTACGGAACTGGAACCCGATGGAGGCGTAAGGGCCAGCCGACAGTGTGAACGTAGCGTGCATCCGCTGCCACTCCCCTGTCGCTGTGTAGGTCTGACCGCCGTGGCCCTCGGATTGGGGATTGAACGTGCGTCCCGAGAACCCAATTACCGTGCCAAAGGGGGCCTTGACGTAGGCCGACACCGTATAGGTTGCGTTGGCGTTCACGTTGGGCTGGAGGTAAATCATTCCCTGAGGCAACGTGCTACTGGAGGTCGTTCCTACCGCCGCGTTCGTGTCGTCCAGACCACGCTGTGCCTCTACGGCGCTGAAGCAAATTGCCTCAGGGGTACCCTCAGTGCGCTGACGTTCGACCAGCTTGCCGAAAGCTCCGTGGTCAGTAGAGCGCCAGCGCGTCCACGTCCGGGTCTTGAGGTAGAAGACATAGGTCGTGTCCCACCACTGGAAGAGTATCCGCTCGTTGAATGTGGAGACAGAGAAGGGGTCGATGGCGCGCACCTTGGACAACTCGATGAAGGGCACCTTGACGTTGATCTGTGTGGCGCGGGAGTTGATGAACTCATAGGCCCGGCCCCGGTACTGGAAATAGATGTAGTTCTCGTAGGACGAGAGGCATTCCTTGTTGGTCAGTCCGATACCGAGCACGACAGGGGAGACAGTGCCAGAGGCGGGATCTGTCGTGTACGTGAAGGAGTAAATCGAGTCCGTGCGGAACAGAATGATCGACTGGTAGTAGACCATAGCCTGCACGATGTTCTGGCCGTCGCCGCCGCCGATGTCGAGGAAGTCGGGAAAGGTGTCCCAGAAATCCGGCTGGCCGAGCACCTTGGAGAAGTACAGGCGCGTGCCATTGGTCAGGGAGTCCTTGCCGCGAGCTACCCACAGGCGCAGCTTGTTGGCGAAGATGACCTCGCCCTTGGGCATGTTCGGCACAGCCACGAATCCGGTGGTGGGACTCCAGTAGCCTCCGGGGTTGACGCTTCCGACAGGTGCCGTCAGCCACGCTTTTCCGTCGAACTGGGCCATGGCCGAGGCAGCGAATGAGGTGGTAATCAGGGTCCATGCCGAGCCATTGAAAAAGAACGTCGAGCTGGCCCCGTCACTAGCCATCAGGTACGGGAGCGAACCCGAAGCGTAGTAGGTGCCTAGCATCGAGGGAGTCCCTGTCACGGCCAGTGGCAAAGGATTACCCAGAGGGGCAAGCGGGGGGCGCGAGCGCAGAGAGCCGTCGAAGTCCGGCTCGAAGTTCAGGCATTCAACAAGCTGGTCGTCTTCCACCGCCGACTGGTCGCTGAAGGTATTGAGGCCCCCTCGAAAAGGGCCAATCTTGATCGGCTCGCCCGGCATGGCTACTCCTAGTAGTCGTCAATAATCGTGATGACCTGATACGTCATGTGCTGGGCCGAGCGCTCTTCCTCGCTCTTGTCCTCCAAGCTCACAGCCAGTTGCTTCTCCTGATTCGTAGCGAGGTCTACTGCCTCATCCATCAGGAACGCCTGCTGAAGAACGTAGCGAATCACGTCCTGATAGTACTTGTCGGGGATCGAGAGCTTGGTTGTCGCTCGGTTGTCAACGGAGACTGGGCGCATGGTGTAGATCAGGGTGATGTCTTTGTCCCCGAGCGGCGTGGGGTACAGAGTGAACGTTCCGCCCCACTCGTACCAGATGCAGGGTGCTCCGCTGTCCGGGGTGACTTTGCCGATGTAGGTTTCGAGGGCCTGTGCATAGGTCACATTGCGCATGACCTTGCCGTCGTAGAGAAGAGCCTCGATCTGCTGAATGCGCTTGGCCGGAAAGCTGTACTTTGCCACGCCGTCTGACGTTTTGATGTCAGCCTGAGCCTTCAGGATCTTGTTCTTGTTGTTGATTTCTTCCTGAGCGTCGTTGATCCACGCGATGATGTCCTCATCCTCAAGCTGCGCGCTCGACTCGTCACCGAAAGTGCGCTTGACTGCACGCATAACCTCACCGACAGTACGTGTGCTCGGGCCATATGCCATTAGCGGTTCACCCACTCCCCACGTCGTACCTGAATACGGCTCTTGCGCTCACGCCCGCCAGAGACGAGGAAGGCCATGTGGTCAATTCGGTCCTCCAGCTCTTCCTCTTGACGCTTGAGATTCAATAGCTCGGCTGCGGCCTGCTCGGCCTCGATCCGGGCGAGCACGTTGTTCTTTCCGTGCCGCACGAGGTCGCCCTTGAACACCCAGCTCAGCACCTCAGAAGGATTGCTCATTTCGGCATCCGACAGGTAACGGATGATGTGCTGGGGGAGTGTCGGGCTGGAGTCGAGAATCGCCCACGGTTTCGTGTCGGACGCTGTGCGCGCGTTCTTGGGGATGTAGACCAAAGACAACGTGGCCCTGTAGTCGTGCAGCGTTGCGGCGAGGTGCGCGTGCGAGTCCGATATGAATTCGTTCAAGTCCGAATTCCACGATACTGACGACTTGCCGAGACTGGTTTCCATTAGTCCTCCTAGACCCAAAGCTCACGCATGGGCACTTCTATGCCGCCGATGATGGCACGAGCGACGACAGGTTCGATTGAGATTGTCACAACGTCGTCAGCGGAGTTGCCAGCGGCGTAGCTGAATACGAGTGATTCCCCAAGGATACTGCCGGGGGACTCGAAAGTCGCCGTTCCCAGTCCGCCATCCGTGAGAATGACGAGGGTGCCCGATACCTGAGTCCAGACCCGCGTCGCCGTAGCTCCCGCGTCGTCGGCACCAGTCAGCGTAACGATGGAGTACGGCTCTACTCCGAGCTGATCTGGACCTGCCTGAGCTGTGGCCGACACACCCACCGAAGCACGATAAATGCGAGCGCGAGCAACCCCACCCACGACAGTAACCGAGGCCCGGTAGATACGGGCAAAAGCCGACGTTCCGAGCGTGCTTACCGCCGCCCGGTAAATCCGCGCGTTAGCCATTAGACGCTCGTGGTAACTCGCACACGGAGCTGCGTGCGGTCAGTGACGACCGCTGTCTCACCAGAGGTTGCCGTCCACGAGTAATCCGTGATCGTCGTGGGGAGCGTAGCTATTGTGCGTGTCGAGACTACGGTCGTGCCTTGCAGTAGGTCGTAGGTGACTCCGATTACCGGGCTGGCTACGTCGGCAGCGTGGCGCATGGTCACAGTCGGCGTGCCTGCCGAAAGCTCGGGCATTCCCAAGGTGATTGACGTGCCTGAAGGGTTGGCCGGGGACTGTATGTAGGTGGTGTCTGCCTCATCAGCCAGCGCGGCGAACAAGCTAGATGCGCCGCCTATGCTCGTGAATACGCCGGGGTTTGAGACAATGGAAGTCGGGCGCACAGTAGTGGTTGCGCTGGACAACGGGCCGGGGAATCCTGTAGTGAGGTCCTGAACGTTCCAGTCGTCCCAGTCAATCGTACCGATCCACGTGCTGCCGACTACGCGGCCAAACCGGATCTTGCCGATAGGGTCCACACCGACGTTGACCGCGCTGGCTAGTTTTGTGTCGAGTACGGTGGTGGAGTCCCCAGCGAACAGCTTCCACTCCACTGTCGCGGCTGTGATGTCCACCGCGAATTCGATACGGTAGATCGTGTTCGCCGCGAGGGCGACCGTACCCTCGTCAATCCACGTGCCAGCGGCGTTGTAAAAACCAATGGTGTTTATAGTGCTCAAGGACATTGAGATGATGGTCGCGGGAGTAGCTGCACTGCTGCGGTACCGGCCCAGGATTGTACGCACGCCCGGCAGAGAGCTGAACCGGATGTACGTGCGCCACGTGTACCTGTTTGCGGAGGGCACGTTGTACTCCATAAACATCGCCACGGTAGAGGCGGTCGTCGTCATGGCACAGCCCATCGCGCCGTGCATGGCCGAAGCGGATGAGAATTTCATCGTGCCGCTTGCACCTACTGACCGGCTAGTGGGGATGTCGCCACCCCCGTCCGTACCACCTCCTGCTGCGGTGTCGGCACCGTCAACTCCAGCCTCAAAGTTGTAGTTGTATGCGACCATTTCAGGCTCCTGTCAATTGACTGATAGTTGTCATAATACTGGCTAACCTCCGCTTATCGGAACGGCCCCACCGTTATCGCTGTAGACGTTGTTGGACACGGCCACAATTGTAATAGTCGTATCAAGAATGAGGGACTTGGTGACGCCAGTGCCTCCGCTAGTTGTCGTCTCGGTAGGCCGCTCAAATCGGTTACCGATGATGTAGACCCGGCTGCCGGGGTTGTTCCCGCCTCCGTTGATGGTGATGTAACCGCCATCTAGCCAGTTGTTGATAGCGCTCACGCTTACCGAGTGCCCAGTTGTGCCGTTAGACACAGGGGAGAGCATGATGCACGAGCGGTTTGTGTTGGTCGGGGTGATCGGTGCCCCCGAAGCGTTCCGTGCGTACTCAAACCGAGCGTTGAAGTAGTTGCCCTCAATCTCGACATCCGATACGTCTTGCGCGTTGGATTCGAGCTGCGCCCAGTCGTTGTGCGTCTCTTCCCGGTTGTTGTTGGCATAGTCAGGACGATACTGCACCATATCGTGACCGTAATTAGCACGAACCTTGACGTTGCAGCGTCGGTCGAGGTTCAGGTTGAAGATGCTGAATCCGTCTGTGATGCGCGAAATGTCACAGCGCTCGACAGTGTAGTTACGGCGACCCACAGCATTCCAGTAGGGGCTGGAGGTCTGGGGACGCAGGTCGCAGTGACGGATCAGGGTGCCCGTACTGTTTGAGGACTCCACCAAGTAGGCGTAGGCAGTGGGTTCTGCGCTCGCCCCTCGGATGATGCAGTTCTCGACAGTATTGTTCGCACCTGTAATGGTGACGCGCCCGTTGATGATGAGGTTTTTGAGGGTCTGTCCTCCAGTAAGCGACTTGTTGCCGTTGAACACCACTGTAGGTGCCGAGCGCACAGTCACGCCGTCTGCCTCGACCAGCGACCCAGCTCCACAATTCGAGGAAGAGGGCTTTGTCGTTCCAACGACAAAAGTAGGT